TGCGGCAAGTGTGCTGCACCAGCATCCTCTTGTCGCGCTCCACTGCCTGCAGAAATCCATCCGTGTGGCCACAACTGGGGCATGGAGCGTTAGGGTCAACCTTACGGATCACCGGGTTCGGTTGGGGCGGGGGCGGGATGACCAGCATAAGGACCAGGCGCACCAGGCGCCACAACCAGAAGAAGATCATCTTGTTAGGCCGGGAACGGATTGAAGCCGAGACTGGCGAAAATGAGACCGCTGACGAGCGTCACGATCGCGGAGACGAACCCGATGGCAAACCACTCGATGTTGTGCAGAAAATTCGCGCTGAAGACTATGTGCATGGCTATTTCCTTACCTGTCCGGGCGTCGGCGCGTTCAACTGGTTCTTCATCCTCTGTGCACCGCACTGCCCACAGCGGATACCGTTCGGGATGCGCTGCATCAGCGTGCTACCGCAGTTCTCGCAGCGCAGGCTCTTGTCCGAAGTCGCCGGCTTCGCCATGGTGGGCTGGGCCAGCTTGTTGATCTCGTCCGGAACCTCAACGGGGGCGATATGCTCCACCGTCTCGACCGCCTCGGCGAGCGTGCTGGGCTTGGGTTGCTGGAAGCGCTTCTCTTTGCGTTTTGCCATTTCCTCCGCCTGGGACTTCAGATATTCGGTCAGCCCGTGCAACTGGCTGTTCCGTTGCAGGTGCACCGCCGCCTGCGTCATCATGTCGACATCGTCGTCATTCTTGATGCCGGGAAACTTTGTGATGTGCTCGACAAAGGGATCACACCAAGCGGCATTCCGGTCCACATACCAGTTTCCGGTTTGCCACTCCCCGCAACTCGCGTACATGCGGCTGATCTTGCCGCCTTGGGGTTCGATGGCCTTTATGCCCGGAACCTTGCGACGCAGGTTTTTGATAATTGCCGGCCCGTTGGCCTTGTCTTCGATGAGCGAGATCGTCGCTCCATGCTTGGACCGCTGACGCAGGATCTCTTTCTCGGTGGCGGAGAGATCGAGGTGCTTGGTGACTACCTCAAGGATGTAGCGATTCGGCCCTTTGACTCCGACTGTTCCAACGCAGACAAAATCCGCTGTTTTGGTGTCCTTGAACGCCGCGTCCGTAGAGGTCAGCACCAAGTCGAACGTGGCCGGCAACTCGGGATCGTTTTCTCCGGTTACCGGGTCCGTTCCTCCGTAGTAGCGGACATCGGCCCGCTTGATCATGTTGCCTTCGAGCGGAGTGGGACGCTGCTGGTACTGCGTCGACCATGTAATCCGGTAGACCTTCCACGCGGACACGACTGCCGGCGGGAACCTGTCAGGCTGGAGCACATCCCCGAGCCTGCGCTCTACCAGCCGCTTGCTGATGGGAAAGACGTGCTTGTAGGTCAGTGTCGCCTTGTCGACAACCTCTTCATCAGCCTCGAGCGGAATGCACAGGTGCGTCCATTCCGGCTGCTCATTGCGACTCACGAGGGTCTTGTCACCCTCGAGGCAATGACCCGTCAGGTCAAGTTCCCCGGTGCGCTGCTCGACGAGGATCATCACATCGTCGGCGGGGCTGTTGAGGCGGGAGCGCCAGGTATTGTCCCACCAACTGTGCGTCGAGGTGATGATGGCCTCGGACGCTACTTCGTCCGGCTTCATGCCATCGTCGACCAGAAGGAAGTTTCCGCCGAGGCCGGTCGCAGTCCCGCCTACCGAAGTCGCAATCATCTGCGCCTGGAAGTTGTTCTTGAACTTCGTCTTTTCGTTCTGGTCCTTGGCCAGCCAGAGCCGGTCTCCCCAAAGGCGTTTGAACCAGTCCGACTCAACTAGAGTCCTGCGCTTGACCGAGTGCTCCGTGCTCAGCGCCGCGGAGTAAGAAGCGCAGGCAAAGGATGCCTGCGGCGTGCGCGTCCACACCCAGACGGGAAACATCACCGTCACCAGAATCGATTTCAGGGTGCGCGGAGGAATGTTGATGATGAGCCGCTTGACCTTTTTGTCGGCGGCGAGCGTCAGGTACTCGGCGATGAGGTCGTAGTGCCATGACCAGGAGAGTTTGTTTCCGGGCTCGAGGATGGGCCATGCTGCCTTGACGAAGGCAGTGAAGTCAGCCTGCATGTGCAGGCGCTCGTTGCTGCGTGCGCGTTCCTGCTCGGAGAGATACTCTTCTCGCTCTACGCTCTCGAGCAGCAGGAGAAGCTCGTCCTGTTCAGTCTCCGTCAGCCCCGTTAGTTCCATTGGCTTTGGCCATCAGCTCCGCGATGCGTTTGTGCTTCTCTTCCTGTGTCAGGTGGTCGATAGGAATTGGCCCGCCTCCCGGGCCCTGCAGCTGGCTCACCTGCACCGGCTTGCCCTCGGCGCGATCCGCGATCTCCCGAATGGCAGTGATGTCGCCCTTCTTGGCGGCGGCGAGGAGTACCTCGACGATGATGTCGGCGGCTGTCTTCCCGGCGCCCATGTCCTTCGCCAGCGCCTCACGGATGGTGTCCGTGATGGGCAACTTCTTCAGTCGGCCGCCGGGGTTACCACTCTGCCCGGGCTTCCATGGCTTGAGGTTCTCGACCCGGCCGCGGCGGTTCCCTGGCTTATCTGTGATCGTGCCAGTGCTCTGTATGGATTTTGCGGCGACCGTCTTCTTCGCCTTCGCAGCTTCGCGCGAGACTGCCTTACCGAAATCTGAAGGGTTCATAGGGTTTCAATCGAACTGGTAACTCCGCACCCGCTCCCATGAACACCGGCGCGTCCCCATGGTGATGCATTGATGCATCTGACCGCGGTTGTGGTCTAGGGGCTTGCGTCTGTCCTGCGTCCGTTTCACCGCGCGAAGGCGGTATATGAGAGCGGGTGCAACTCGAAAACTTCTTACGCCGCGGCAATCCGCACGATGCGGTCCGCGATGGACGACTCGACATAGGCCGCAAGCTTCTGGCGCACCCGCCGCTTCGCGGCTCGTGCCAGAGCCTCCGCGTGGTCCTCGCTGATGTCGAGATAGGTCCTCCGGTCGAAGATACCCACCAGTGCGAGCGTGTCATCCACGGTCAGCGCGGCTGGTGAAGGGCCTGACTTGCTTGCCTGCACCAGTGGGACCAGGCGATAGGTCAGATTGCGCCGTCCGGCGATGCGAACGCGGCGACACTCCTTGTTGCGCTCTCTGCGCTCGGCTTCCGTGATCGGAATCCAGCGGTGATGCTGACCGTCGGCGGTTTGCAAAGAACATAACTGTGCTCGCAAGGCGTCTCCCCAAAAGAAAAAGAGCCGGATACCGGCTCTGGAAGCAATGCATCTCTTTTAGGGCGCAGGAGGCCCTCCACATCTTCTGTCCCACTCAGGAGGGGAGGACCAGGCATGTTCCCCGCTCACGCGGTCATTTTCGCTGCACCTGGAGTAATTCCAGAGCGGGAATATAGCATGCATCAGGAATTGTGCAAGTAAGAATTTTGCGATTGAAGGTAAGTCATTTATTTTCTGCATTTACATGGAAATATTGCGGGGTTCATTTCTCCAGCGCCTCAAAGGCGTAATTCGTGCTCGCTGAGATGAAATGCTGAAGGCGGAAACACTCCTGAACCTCCAGTCGCTCCCACCTGGCGGCCGACTGATACGCTTCGATCCGCTGAGCCAGAACGATTCCGCGAGCCGCCTTGCCTGCCGGCTGATACCGCCCGCCCCAGCGCCCATCGAGGCCGACGTTTCGGGCGACGTTCGTCGAATCGGCTGAGGCGAATGGAAACTTGGCGAACACCTGCGGGTCCAGCATCCTCAGGCCATGCAGTCGAGTCATGGGCCGACCATCGGGCGTGCAGACCACCTCCATTGCTTCAGCCATCCTTGCCCACCACTGATCCGTGCCGATCTGGGCGTATTCGGCGGAGCTCCCAATCGCAAGGCGAGAGAAGCACCACTCGCGCAGCCTCACGAGCCTGTCCAGGGATTCGTGCATGTGCCAGATGGGGACGCCGAAGTGCTTCAACGGGCATTGCGCGACGAGTTCGTCGTTCTCCGCCTCTCCGCCCTCGATGACATCAGGGATGAGAAACCAGTCGAATCCAGGGTGCAGCATCCACTGCTTGACCCATGCATAGAACGGTCTCCAGTCCGAAATGGGATTGCCCGAGCGCCAAGCGCTGAATGCGCCATTGTCGAGCGCGAAGGACTGGCAAATGTCCGCCACCAAGGGCAACTGCTCAGGATGGGCAA